TACTCAGCTTACAAACATCTTGTTGATAAGTTTGGAGAAGAGAATGTTTATATTGCTACAAGCGACCCAAAGGAAACTACTGAACGAGATCCGTTTGATTTTCATGGAAAAAAAGAAATCATAGGTTCTATGTTCGATATTCCGTCAGAAAGAATCGTTCAGGTTAAGAATCCGTATAGTCCTAAAGAAATTTTATCTAAATATGACCAAAATGATACTCAGTTCATCACCGCAGTAGGTGAAAAAGATGGTGATAGATTAAGCGGTGGTAAATACTTTAGAAGATGGGACGATAGTGAAGCTGATCCAGTGCCGTATAAGAAAGGTGGGTACTTTGTAACCGTTCCTAACTTTAAAGTAGATGGAAAGGTAATGAGCGCAACTCAAATTAGAGATAAACTGGGTAACCCAGACGTTTCTATGCGAAATAAGATTGATTTCTTTAAACAATTATATGGCGACTTTGACAAAGGTGTCTTTAAACACATGACTAGTGGTATTGAAAATGGTATTGCTAAGTCAAAAGAGAAAATCGCACAGAAAAAACAAGAACCAGAACCAAAAAAGGGTAAAGAAGATCCGACCGACCCAACTGGCGTTAATTTTGATCAGTCTGCGTTAATGAAGAAGGTTAGAAACCCACAAACAAGACGAGATATCTTGGTCAAAACTGCATTAAACTATGATAAGGACCATCCTGCTTATAAATTAGCAAGAAAGATGTTCCAAGCCGGACCAATAGATGAAATATTTGCTCCGATCCTAGTAGAGAATGCACTTATCAATCAATATAATGCTCTGGTCGATCAATATGTTGTTGGAGAAGATGAGAAAAAGAGCTGCCGTATTGAACCGGATGATGATTATACTGAGGTTGAGAAGAAATGCAAAAAGGCATACAAGAAAGGAGTGTTCTATTACCCTCTGGCGTACGCTCTAAGGACTGCCGATCTACCAGACGACCCCAACGAAGACCCACAACCCGAACCCGTAGAGAAACCAACCTCGAAGGTTTCGGAAGAAGAGACTTCTACTGCCCGGGTCAGAAAGTATTACAAGAAAAACCCCGGCAAAGTAAAAGCATATCTCAAGAAAACACAAGATGATAGGGTAGCTAGAAACCGTGATCGTAGAAAGATGGTCAAAAAGCATGGTAAATCAAAGATGAAAAACCATGATGTACATCATCCGAATGGTCCACAGAACGGTGGAGCTAGATTAGCCAAGAAAGATCATGGTCCCGATAAGAAAAAGAAGAACGAAGCTGCTTTATTTGAAGGTGGTGCTGCTGGACACATGATGCATCCATACGAAGATATGGAATTGACCTTTGGCGAATACAAAGATATGATTAGTAAAGGTCTGGTCGGGTCATTCGGTGATGATTCTGAGATGACTGAAAAGCTAGATGGACAAAATATCGCATTCACGGTCATTGATGGTGAAGTCAGATTCGCTAGAAACAAAGGACACGTTAAAAACCAAGGCCAAAACTCCTTGACAGTTAAAGGAATTATGGATAAATTTGAAGGCAGAGGTAGTATTCAACGTGCTTTTGTAGGATCTGCCAAAGATTTAGAAGCGGCTATCAAACAATTACCACCTAAAGAAGTAAAAGAAATGTTTAAGGATGGTAAAAAGTACATGAACACGGAGATTATTCTACCAGATAGTGAAAATGTGATACCATATGGCAAATCAGTACTTGTTTTTCATGGAACTATTGAGTATGATAACGATGGAAAACAAGTAGACATTACTCCAGAAGATGCCTCAACCTTTAATAGTCAAATAAAACAGTATGGTCAAGAACAACAAAAGGTATTTGGTATCCAAGGACCACACGTAATCACATTCAGTGACGAAAATGTTGATGAGCTGGAAGAAAAGACTAGAGAATACCATAGTGAAATTGATAGATTAGCAGGTAAGATTGATGCTGACGACAATACTCCGGTCAGTGAATACTATAGAAAGTGGTGGGAAAACGAAGTAACTAAAGAATTGGGTAAAATTGGAGTAGAACCGGACGTTGACCAATTGGACGCACTGGTCAATCGTTTTGCTTTTGGCGACAAGTCAGTAAAAGCTGGAAAATTCCCACCCGACATAAAGAAGTGGTTGAGTCAGTATCAAAAGAATGTATACAAACACAAAGTAAAAGAAGCTAGAGCACCATTTGAAATGTTATTCCTACGTGCAGGTAATGATAGCTTAGGTAGAATCAAAGATTTCTTAGGATCAAACAATCCAGGCGCTGTTAAACAACTACATAACGAATTAGAAAAAGTAAAAAAGGCTCTAGATGGTTCACAAGACTTGGGTGATGCTGCTGAAAAGTTATCACAAGAATTTGAACGGTTAGAACAGATTGGACTTGACAAATTAGTTCCAAGTGAAGGTTTGGTATTCATGTATGATGGAAGACCATATAAATTCACAGGTGCATTTGCTCCAATCAACCAGATATTAGGTACGTTTAAGTTCGGTACTCCACAAGCACAAGAACCAACTTCCGCCGGTGGACAAGCTCCGGCGGCCGCCGACGGTGATCGGAACTTTATTAAACAATTTTATGCAGAAAAGATTCGTAATCCTCAAACGGGTAAAGACATTACAGTACAATCTGCATTAACATACGACAAATCACACCCAGCTTATAAAGCTGCAATTCAATTCCTATCTGGAAAGGTGGGCAAACAGGAAGGTTAAGGTTATGACATATAAAAACAAAGAATTGAAGAACGTACACAGAGGCGTACAGGAAACAATTCAAAAGAAAATGAACACTTATGCCAACAAAATCGTTGTTGGTCAGTATTCTGGCAAAAAAGAATACGTCGGAAAGGAAGGCGAGTTCTGGACCGATGACGAAAATCGTCAATGGATCATGAAAAATGGTATCAAACAAAGAATCTCACCCCTCCAAGCTGCTAAAACTCCGTGGTGGTGTCCTGTTTGTGAAAAGACTATGGACAATCTAGACGTTAGGGCGTGGAGAGTTCACGCTAAGTGTTATGATTGTGTTGCTAAAGAAGAGTCTAGAATGAAAATGGACGGTACGTGGAAGGATCATGAGAAGAAAGGTATACTAAATAATCAAATAGCATACCTAACTGATAAACTTATAGAGCTAACGTACTATCACGACACACTTTCTAACCCAGAATACATGACATTCGATGATGATACTGGTAGAATATTGATGGTTGATAAGTATCAGATACCACTAGAGAAGGTAAAAACTGACATTATGACAGAAGTGGTCAATATGAACAAACTTTTAACAGAAAAAGAAGAAGAATTAGCAGAGATACTGGAGTCAGAAAATGAAGAATAGAGTAAAAACCTTTGTTTCCACGAACCCAATGGAAGTCGCATTCGCTATTTGCTTAGTTATTGTTGCATTGGCGATAGGAAATTACGTTGGAGCGTTTGGAAAACAGACAGAAATTGATGAATATAAAGAAAAGGTGGAAGAATTTGAACAACGCGTTGAAGAAGTAATCACTTTTTCTGACAGTATACAACGACAGCAGAACATTTTGACAGATTCTATTGTTAATTTAGAACAAGAAAAAGAACAATCACAACAAGAAGCAGATAGATATAGAATTACTAGTACCAGATTGTCTCAAAAATTGGATAGTTTACGAACATCTATGGTAGATGTTGATTTAGATTCGGTTCCTCCTCCAGTAGTTGAGTATATTTCTTTATTAGAAACCCAAGTGGATACGTTAGAAGCTGAAGTTACTGCTCTACGAGGAGCATTAGATGTATCTAATTCACAAGTATTGGTGTGGGAAAGTAAATTCAACTTAGAAGCACAGAAATCGGACTCATTACAGGTGGTCATAAACACCTTTCCAACCGATGTTCCCGACCCAGATAGATTATTTGGCGTAATTCGACTACCTTCTAGAACTAGCTCGTTCTTAGTAGGTGGTGTTATGGGAGTTATTGGTGGAATTACACTCGCTTCAAACTTTTAAACTATGTCTCAAGATCTAAAAGAGATCATCAAACGAGAGTATACTAAATGTGCTCTTGATCCTGAGTACTTTTTAAGAAAATATGTGTACATTCAGGTACCAAATAAGGGTAGACAACTCTTCGATCTACACAGTTATCAAGCAGACACCCTACAAAAGTTCCAAGATCACCGATATAACATTGTTCTAAAGGGTAGACAGATTGGTATTTCCACACTAATCGCTGGCTATTCACTCTGGAGAATGTTATTCAAGAAAGATGAGCAGATATTGGTCATCGCTATTAAACAAGAAGTGGCTAAAAACCTAGTAACCAAGGTAAAGTTCATGCATGATCTATTGCCAACGTGGTTAAAAGGTATCCTGACCGAAGATAATAAGCTCACATTACGGTTTGCCAACGGCTCTGCTATCAAGGCAACAGCCACTAGAGAAGATTCTGGTCGTTCTGAGGCACTATCCCTACTGATTCTGGACGAGGCCGCCTTCATCGACAACGCAACTGAACTATGGACAGCCGCTCAAGCTACCTTATCTACTACTGGTGGTCAAGCAGTGCTTATTTCTACCCCTAATGGTATGGGTAATTTCTTCCATAAGACATGGATTGACTCAGAAGCCGGCGAAAATGACTTTGAAAGAACCCTGTTAGATTGGGAAGTTCACCCAGATCGTGACCAAGCATGGGCAGATGACCAACTAAGACAAATGGGCGAGATGAGATTCGCTCAAGAACATGGCGCTTCGTTCATCTTTTCGGGTAATACGGTCATCTCACCGGACATTATTGAGTTCTATAAACAGACTTATCAACAAGACCCCATACAAAAACGTGGATTCGATAGTAATATATGGGTATGGCAACAGCCGGACTACACCAAATTCTATATTGTAGCCGCTGACGTTGCTCGTGGAGACGGATCTGACTACTCTACGTTCCATGTTATCGACGTTGAAGCCTCCGAACAGGTCGCAGAGTACAAGGGTAAGATCAGTCCAAAGGACTTTGGTAACCTTTTGGTTGCTATTGCCACCGAATATAACGATGCCATCATCATTCCAGACAACGCAAACATTGGATGGGCGTCAATTCAACAAATTATTGACCGTGAATACAAAAATCTCTTCTATATGAGTAACGATATGAAGTATGTAGACACCATGCACCAGATGAATGGTCGATATTACGCTGAAGAGAAGAAAATGGTCCCCGGTTTTACCATTTCTCAACGTACAAGACCACTTTTGATCGCTAAATTGGAATCTTACATGAGAGAACAGTCAATTACCATCCATTCTAGTCGTATGTTGACCGAATTGGAGACGTTCATTTGGAAAAACAGTAAGGCAGAGGCCCTAGACGGTTATAACGACGATTTAACCCTTGCATTGGCCATTGGGTTGTGGGTTAGAGACACCGCATTACGACTTAGACAGGAAGGAATTGAGCTAAACAAGCAAATGTTGAATAATATCAGCGGCCACCAGACGAAAGCAGTATTTACGTCGAAAGATTTCAATCCAGAAGATACTTGGAAGATTCCACTTGGTCAAGATGGTGACGAGGACATACGTTGGTTACTCGGATGATGAGAATACTTATATAAAACAAAGTTACGTAAATTTAATTTAAGGTAAATGACATGAACAGGGAAACTTTAATCTCCATCATTCAAGAAGAAATTGAAGATGTCATGAAAGAACGTGAAATGACTTCTGGACAAGAAGATAAAAAAGAACGAATCGTAAAAGATTTAAAAGCAAAAATTCCTTATCTAAAAAAGAAGTACGGTGATCGTTGGAAAGCTGTGATGTATGCTGTTGCTACTAAAGCTGCATTAAAAGACATGACAGAAAAATTAGACCCCGTTGGTCAGGAAGACGACGATATTGATAATGACGGCGACAGCGATGATTCTGACGATTATTTAAAAAATCGTAGAAAGGCAGTATCAAAAGCTATGAAAGAATCAGATGATATGTCTGACAAAGAAGTCGATAATAGAGAAAAGATTGCTGATCGTTTAATGAAAAAGAAAGCTGATTTCAAAAAACGTTATGGTGATAATTGGGAAGATGTACTATATGCTACCGCCACTAAATTAGCTATGAGTGGTGATACTGGAGAAGAAGAAAATGATTAAATTAGGTGACCTTTTAAACGAAGATCATAAAGAAACCCTTCATAAAGGAAAGTCAAAGTCTGGTCTAGATTGGGATGCTGATAAAGATAATCCTGAAGAAGACTTATCTAAGTTAGAAAACACACTTGAGGGTGATGACTTAATAGAAATGTATGAGGGTGACCTTGACGATAGGCCAATAAAGTCTTATATTATGTCTATACATAAAATGGCTGCTGAACTCTACAACGTCATGGAAGACACTGACGACCCAGAAGAATGGGTAATGGAAAAAGCAAAAACTTGTAGTGAACTACTAAACGCGGTTCATGGACACGTAACTTATTCCAAAAACAAAGCGGAAGAATTAAATACTAGTGCTCGTGATGAAATTAGAGAAAGAGGCTGGTAGCCAATAACTAACCGGATTGACATATGGCAGACAGATCTGTATTTAAAAGACTAAAAAGATTATTCTCAACCCAAGCAGTAATTAGAAATATCGGTGGTAAAAAACTTAAAGTTTCTGATACTTCTAAAACACAATCATATGGTACGAGAAATTTAATTGACCGCTACAGTAGGGTATATAGTGGTGGTCAATATGGGTATTCTGCCCAAAGTAATTATGATATGTATTCTAGCTTTCAACAAGCTAGATTACAATTATTTCGTGATTATGATTTGATGGACGCAGACCCAATCATTGCATCTGTACTTGATATTTACGCTGACGAATCAACGGTCAAAGATGAGTTCGGTCAAATCCTTACCATTAGTTCAGAAAATGATCAAATACAAGAAATACTAACTAATCTGTTTTATGACATATTAAACATTGAATTTAATCTCTGGCCTTGGACACGTAATATGTGCAAGTACGGAGATTTCTTTTTGTATTTAATGATTGATCCAGAATATGGAATCATGAATGTGGCTCCACTTTCTGTTTACGAAACCACTAGAATTGAAGGTGACCTAGAAAGTGGTAATCCATTCGCAGTGAGTTTTCACGTAGATCGTGAGCTGTCATTTGTTGCAGAGCCCGATAAGAAAGATTTTGAAAATTATGAAATCGCTCACTTCCGTCTCCTCTCCGATTCCAACTTCCTACCATACGGAAAATCTATGGTCGAGAATGGTCGTAGAATTCATAAGCAGTTAAGACTTATGGAAGACGCAATGCTTATTCATAGAATTACTCGTGCTCCCGATAAAAGAGTATTTAAGGTAGATGTGGGTAACATTCCACCAGCAGAAATTGACAACTACATGGAACGTATTATCAACGGTGTAAAACGTTCCCCGCTAGTTGATCAACAAACTGGTGAATATAACATGAAGTATAATATTCAAAACATCTTAGAAGATTATTATTTTCCGGTACGCGGGAAAGACGCAGGAACTGAAGTTGATAACCTAAGTGGTCTTCAGTTTAATGCTATTGAAGATATTGAATACCTTCTCCATAAACTAATGGCAGCGTTCAAAGTACCTAAGTCTTTTATTGGATACGAAGAAGACACAGGTGGTAAAGCTACATTAGCAGCTCAGGACGTTAGGTTCGCAAGAACAATTGAACGTGTTCAAAGAATTATGGTCAGTGAATTGAATAAGATTGCTATTGTTCATCTATATACATTGGGATATCGTGATGAAGAATTGGTAGATTTCAGTCTGTCGTTAACCAACCCATCAATGGTTTACGAATTAGAGAAATTGAATCTTTGGAAAGAAAAGGCTGCTCTTGCTGATCAATTAGTTCAGGGTAGATTTATGTCTAGAGAGTGGGTCTATAAAAATGTATTTGATGTTAATGAAGAAGATATTATCATCGAACAATCTAATGTTATTGACGATGCTAAGTTCGAGGGTCAGGTACAGAAAGTAACTCAAGATACCATACAACCCCCAGAACCTATGGACCAAGAAGCAGCTCCACCGGGAGGCGGTCCACCAGTTGAAGAAAATGAAGAAGATTTTTATGACGCTGAAAAAAGTTTAGATGATATTGAACGAATTGCTAAAAAACCTAAAATGGGTAGGCCGCCTGAAGGACATAAATATGGTTCGGACAAGGATAAATTAGGTCGCGATCCCCTTGGATATAAAGAAATATTGGGTGCTATGGATGTGTTGCCTAAAAATAAAAAGAGCGGCAGATCATTTGTCTCGCCCGGATTACGTGAATCTCTCAAGGATTTAGATTTAAATTTAGATTCCGATGATAGTGATTTATTGAAAGATTAATGTTTTGGTAATGATGGATAATATTTAATATATAGACTTAGTGTAGGATGCTTATGAGTATAAAACATAGTAAATACAAAAATACTGGTATTTTATTTGAGCTATTAACCAGGCAAATTGCTCAGGACATTTTAGCGGGTACTAAAAATTCTCGAGCTATCCCTATTGTAGAACGATATTTTAACAAGCATAGAGAGTTGGGAAAAGAACTAATTCTATATCGTTCATTTTTCAGTGGCAAGAAATTAACTGAAACTCGTGCATTAGATTACATTAATGTTTTAGTAGATCAGAGAAAGAAATTAAATACAAAAAAATTAAGAGAAGAAAAGTATAATTTAGTAAAAGATATTAAAGAAAATTACGATCTCGGTGATTTTTTATCAAATAGAATTCCTTCTTATAAAATTTATGCATCCATTTATAAGAATTTTGAAACTGCTGTACAGGGATATACCTTTGAAAATGTTCAATCGTTAAGTGAATCAAAATATACACTAGTCGAATATCTTTGTGGTGAACTAGAAAACAAAAATATTGTGGTTGAGAGTGAGGTGGTTAATACGTTAAAAGAACAAGAAGAAGATTTACGATTATTGACCTATAAATTAATTCTTGAAAAGTTTAATAAAAAGTATAAGAATTTAAACGAAAATCAAACTAACCTACTAAAAGAATTTTTGAATAATGGGTCATCAAGAGAGTATTTACTAACATTGACCAAAGCAGAGTCAACACGACTATCAGAAATTTTAAGTAAAAAATTAAAAAACGTCGAAGATGATGTTCAACGAATTAAATTAGAAGAAGTTGTAAATCAATTAAATAGCTTTCAAAATCTAAATCGTGTTAAAAACAATCATTTGACTGCTTTGATGATTGCGTATGAATTAGACAATCAATTAAATAATTTTCAACACCATGACTGAAGATCAATTTAGAGAATTAGTAAGAGAAATTTTAGAAGATGAGTTAGACGAAACTAGTACTACTGCTAGTGCTCCTGGCTACTCAACTCCATTGGCGTTTACGGGTAATAAGAAAAAAAATAAAGAAAAGCAAAAACAAACAGCATTAAAAAGCACATATCAATTAGTTCAGTCAGTTGAAAATTTAGACGAAGCCGTTTCTAGATATAATCGTTTCAAAAACGATCAAGAAAAAACATCAAAACAAAAGATTGGACTGTCGATGAGAGAGGCCAAAAAGGCTATTAGAGAAATAGATAAACAATTAAAAGTATTGACCAAGTATAAAAATGAGTTTAAGTATAGTACTGATCATTACTGGAAACGTACTATAAAGGATATTTATACTATTGAGAAGAAGATACTAAGAATTTCTCAACGTCTTAGGGAGTTAAAATCATGAGCAAACTACTGGTAGAACAGAATTTTATTTCGTATGGTCGTGAGGTAATTAAAGAAGCTCACGATGTTAATAAGCCATTAGTTTTAAGAAATGTGGTTTTACAGAGAGCTAACTCTAAAAATCAAAATGGTCGTGTGTATCCTAGAGAAATCTTAATGAAAGAAATGGTTCGTTATAGAAATGAATTTGTTGCAGAAAACAGAGCACTTGGGGAACTTGACCATCCAGAAAGTCCAGTGGTTAACCTTAGAAACGTATGTGCTAACATTACTCGCATTGATGGAAAGGGTGACGATGTTGTTGGTGATATGCAAATCCTTTCTACTCCTGCCGGAAACATTGTTCGTGAGTTAATTAAGAACAATATTCGTCTTGGTGTTAGTAGTCGTGGTGTTGGGTCGGTCAAGAATGTTGATGAAAACACATTAGAGGTACAGGAAGATTACAATCTTATTTGCTTTGACGTTGTTTCAAATCCATCGACCCACGGCGCATTCATTAACGAATCCGTCACACCAGGCAATCTTCAAGTTATGATGAATGTCAATTCTCTTATTCACGATTTCCTTTCGGAAGTAAGATGACCAAAGATGAAGTCCTCCTCCGCCTTGAAACCTTAGATGAAGGTTCGTATACTAGACAAATACTAGATAAATTAGGTGGTCGTGTTATGGATGGATTAGCAGAATATATTGCTGCTAACCCAGACTTCAATGTAAAGAACTTTTTTGACACACATACACAACTCAAAGAATTTGAAGTGTTAGAACAACAGCTCCATCAGATGGCAGAAACAAGAACATCCGGCGAAGTTAATGGACAGCTGATTGATGGATTTTCTGCATATATGGTATCTAAGGTATTAGAAAAATTAGACTACAATCAAAAAAAATCACTTCTCAAAAGACCTACTAATGAAATAGTAGCAATTGCATATAAACTAGCGTCCCGATCAGAGTTCTAAAATGGACACTGATACGGTAATCAAGTCTTTTAAACCTAAAAAGACTCTTGAACCTAGTGTGTGGAAGGATAACAAGTTAAACCCCAAGGTCCGAAAAATATTACTACGCGTGGCCGACGACTTTATTAAAGGATGGAAACTCAAAAAAGCGCCTAAGATCAAAGATATTAGATTCACGGGTAGTCTTGCCAACTTTAATTGGTCCAAATTCTCAGATATCGACCTTCATGTAATCGTGGACTTTGATGAAGTGAATAAAGATACAACTTTAGTGGATAGGTTTTTTTCACTTTCTAAGTATAAGTGGAACAAAGATCATGATATTAATATTGGTCCGTATGAAATAGAAGTATATGTTGAAGATGAAGATGAAGATCATACAGCAACAGGTCTTTTTTCAGTAAAAGACAATAAGTGGTTAAAAGAACCAGAAGAGTCTGATCCAGATTACGACGAAAAAGATATCATGGTCAAGGCTAAATACTTTTTTGAATTGTATAGTGTATTATTATCCAAATTTAAAAAGGGTGAATATGATGAGGTTCTTCAAGGAATTGAAAAGACCAAAGAAAAAATAAAGAAAATGAGAAGTAGTGGTTTAGAGAAAGATGGAGAGTTCTCAACTGAAAACTTAGCATTCAAAGTTCTTCGCAGAACAAAACTATTGGATAAAATGAATAGCCTATTTATAAAAGCAACCGACAAACAACTCAGCGAAGATAAAAAGAAACAGGGTGGCTGAGATGACTAGGGTGATTAGTTAATCACGAGAAGAAATTATGTCAATGGTAAATTTAAATTGGACAGGGTATAATGATTAAGATGATTTTGCAAACTGCAAAAACTGCTGCTTTAGCAGCTATTACGATCAAAGTAGCACGTGCTAGTGTGGAAGTGGTAGACCGTACATGGGATAGGGTGACTCGTAAATGATGGCAGCAATTCCCCTTGTGGGTTGGACGCTTTTTACTGGCGTATGTACAATTCCCCTTCTCAAAGGCATTGCCGCTCTGGCAGAATGGTTAGAAGAGCGACCAGACGGCAGCATCAGTAAGGGCAAAAGCAACAGCCTGATCCCGCTCACTGCCAGCGCCCTAGCTTTTGGCGCAATTGCCTACGGTTTTGGCTTCGGCGGTATTGCGGGTATCGCGGGTGGCGCTACGACAGAGGTTGCAGCGCAGGCGTTCAGCGCACCCAGCACACCCACAGTAGATGTCACGGTGTTTGCCGCAACCGGCGACAGCCTCTTCTGGCTTGGCTCTGCGTTCTCTGCCGACCCCGGTGACACGCACGACAGCACACAGCTACAGATTGACACGATTGGAACGAGTGACTGGACTTCCCCGGTCTATACCGACAGCGTGACTACGGCACTTGAGCGCGACACGGTGCCGCCCCTGACAGTCAAGGCGCAACTAGACTCTGGCGCAGTCGCGAAGGCCCGCATCCGCTACTACGGTCGCGAGGGCGGCTGGTCCGCGTGGTCTGACAGTCTCCAGTTCACGATGACATCTCTTGCCGTGCCAAGCACACCAACACATGACGGCGTGGTCTTTGGCACCACATCAGACTCCTTGAGGCTACTGGGCGCAGCCTATGTCGGCGCTGGCTCACATGACAGCACCCAGTGGTCACTTGACACGGCAGGCACCGCAATCGACGCGGACAGCGGACTAGTCTCGCCACTATTCTTCAGCACCGTAGGCGCGGTCACAACGGACACAGTGCCGACCTCAGCCATCGACTCTGGCGCAGTCTACATCTCCAGAGTGCGGTACAAAAACGGAGGCGGGTGGAGCGCATGGAGTGACACGCTCAAGTCCTACATGACACCAGCAGACCTCATCCTGTGGAACGCGGGATCGTATGCAGACTCGGCGGCAATGAAGAACGACACGACACCCGGAGGTACGTTTACTGCCGGTGCGGATGCCACGGGCAGCCTCGGTGGCATCACCTTAGATGACACGCTCGCATCGAAGTACGGCTACACTCAAGCCATGCGGTACGATTTCAACCACACGTCGGACGGATGTGAGACGATAACTGTACGACGGGACATCGGGTTTCCCGTCAACACGCGGGGCGTATGGCTTGAGATCGACACACGGTGGTCTGCCAACTTCGCTACATCAAACGCGGCCTGCGCTCCAAACGACCATAAATGGCTTTTCGGAGACACGAAGGCGGCCCTGAACGGTCGATGGGCGTTCAAGGTGGGGACCGATTCACCGCCAAACCACTCATTCAAGCTGGAGCACCCGAACACAGGGGCACTGAGCCTAAACGACAATCCCGGCACTCCCGCAGCGGACGCATGGGATGGCGAGTGGCACAACGTGAAAATCTATTGGGAGAACTCAACAACCTGTTCTTCTAATGACGGCGCGTCGAAAATATGGTTTGACAACGTGCTATGGCACGACAGTATTGGGTTCAACACTTGCAACGAGGACACGGTAACTCCTGACTCAATCACAGGCATCAGCTTTCACCGCAACAAAGACGATGGCCCAGACAATGTGTCAATGAGCACATGGTTCCTTCGCATCCGTGCCTACTCCACCAACCCCGGATGGTGATTAGATGGCGCTGACAATCGAAGGCACTCCGGCAACCACCCTGAACACAACGTCCGCGGCAAGTCACACGCTCAACCTGCCTAGCGGCATCCAAGCAGATGAGATTCTTGTGGTCATGGCGTTCAGTGATGACACGAACCGGCACTGGACAAACGTGGACTATACACTGCTCGGAGCCAACGGGCCGATTACTTTCCTATGGAAAACGGCAACGGGCAGCGAGGGTGCATCAGATACCTTCAATGTCAACACAGGCACGACTCTAATGCGCGGCAGTGTAGCATTTCGGTGCAGCGGACTTGATGCGACAAACCCGTTCCTCGCGACACCGAACTACGCAGAAGGCCAGAATACCAGCGAAGATCCATTTGTCTTAGCGGCCAACACGATTACAGGCGTGACCGCAGGCAACGACTTGATCTTGGCGTTTGCGGGTGCGGACACCAGCGCAGCCAGGTCAATCACTACACTGGACGCTGACCTGACGCTGATCGCGAGCACAAGCGAGAACAGATTCCATACCGCATGGGAGGAAAACCCCGGCACAGGCAACTCGGCGTATAGCACAGATATGAGTGACTCAAGGGCTTGGGCCTGGCTACTGGTCGAGGCGAATGTAGCAGCAGCAGCAGGAACATCAACAATTCTTCAGCAACACGGGTAATTCATTATGTCATTCTACAAAAAAGTACAACACGGAGCGACGGACGTATCCGTGACATTTAAGGTCATCGACTCGACAGACGGCACCCCAGAGACAGGTTACGCTTTCAATACCGCTGGCGTAGATTTCTGGTATAGGCGCGGTGCCACGGGTGCAGTAACCACGATCACAGAGGCTACCCAGACAGTCACGGGTGCCCACACTGACGGCGGACTTGTCCACGTACAGGACGGAGTGGGCAGGCTTGACCTGCCGGATGCTGCGGTCGCGAGCGGTGTGGACTATATCGAATACGGCGGCACCTTCACTGGGATGATCGTGATCGGCGGCGTGATTGAGCTTGAGGGCGCAAGTGCAGCCGCAGTCCGCACGTTCACTGAAGCCACGTTTATCACGGACACAGTGGTCAACGCAAGTGGAAACGATGACACCACGGTCGATCTTCAAGATTTCCTTGACGCACAAGCAGCGGACAATTCAACGGCTGGAGAACTCTGGCTTTGGCAGGATGCTGATGGGGGCCTTGAGTACTTCCGCGTGGTGTCAATGGCATCTTTGGTGGCAACCGTGGAATCTTGGCCTGCTGGCGGATCACTACCCGGAGGCGAGTCTGTAGCAGCGTCCGACAAGCTCTGGCGCGTCGGCTATGTGGACATGAACGCGGTTGCGGTTTCCGGTGACATTGCGGCAGCGGACAATCTGGAGGCGTTCGCTAGTGTAGTGATTACAGGCTCGGCGGTGACCGGCACACTCGCCACAGATCGGGCCACTACTGACCTTACAGGCTACGTTAACGACGAGTTGGTCGGTCGTACGATTGTGTGGACAGGTGGGACTGCGAATGGTCAGGCCGCCCGGATCTATGACTACATCAGTACGGGTGGGGATGTGAGGTTTACCACAATAGCAACCGCCCCAGCAAACGCCGACACCTTTGTGATCCTCTAAGATGTTTGTATCAATCCTGACATACAGGGGGATCGACCTCTCGACAGATGTACCGTCTGGGGTAGTGGATCAAGAGTATGACGGAGCCGTTGATAAATACCACGATTCGTATTCATCCCCTACGGGTATCGGGCAGACTGTAACATTCGGACCCAACCCTTCAGAGGTCACGGGCTATAGGGCGCTGTTTAGGATAAATAGCGCAAATAAATCTTTGCCTGGATTGATGCGTTGTGCCGTGTACGAGGAAGACGGCAGTGACGAGCCAGTAGGGGACAGCTTTTCAGGTACACCAGTTGTGTTCAGTCCGTATTATGCAGTAGATAGCGCGGCCGGTCCTGACACCGACTATTATTTCCCGCTATCGGGCTGGACGCCAACCGCGAACACGAAGTATGTATTTACGCTGCAATTCTTTGATATGGTACAGGTTCAGTTTCAGACGGCTGCGAATTGGATCAGGGTTCGCGGAGTGACTACCAGCGGGTACAGCGGTGGTGTGCGAACTGTTGGTAACCCTTATTTTCGGTACCCATCCGAACTGGCGTCATATGGGTCGTCTTACGGCGTGTTCCCGTCTGAGGACCTATCCTTCACCGTCTATTCAGTAGGCGGCAGCGGCCCGCCAGGGGCAGCAAGACTTAGACCCGCCGCTGGTCAGGGCGTAGAATTCGATGTATATAACACCGCAGGAATAGGAACACAATTCACAATAACAAAGGAATAAGTATAATGGCATATGTAAAAGTTACAGGAAACACAGACGCGGACCTTCAACGCGCAATTCGTATCTTTAATAAAAAAGTTAAGGATGCTGGAATTATTCAAGAGATCTACAGTCGTAGAGAGTACGTAAAACCTTCGGTTAAGAAGAAACTTAAAAAGGAAGAGGCAGTCCGCCGACGTATCCGTGAAAATAAGAAAGAACAAAACCGAAAAAAATACAATAATAGTTAACGTTTTCTGAATTTGGGTAATACTTATTAGTAGACTACACCTATTTTTAGGTGGTATTTTTGTATATACCCCATTAAAGATTCAAAATAATCTTTAAGTAACGAGAGGTCAGAATGACTAAGATTACCAATGAATTACTCAAGGAAGCTATTGCAGATGCGGAAAGCGTTCGTGAAACCGCTATCGCTAATGCAAAGATTCAACTTGAGGAGTCAATTGCGCCTGCTATAAAAAATGAGATCACAAAAGCTCTCATGGAAGCAGATGAAGTTGGCGAGTCACACAATCCCCATAGGGGACAACAATCTAACGACTTTGCGGAAGTAGGTGAGTCGGTAGAAACTGAAGGAGAATCGGTGGAAGAAGTTGCCAACGATGCTACTTCAGGAATCGGTGGTAGTGAAAACAAGATGCCTTCACCAGCATCAAGTAAGTCTTCAAAGGTCGGTAGTGACGGTGGACAGGAATTTGAAAAGTTCCACACTGGCGCCGAAGGAGCTGAAACACCACAGCAGATGAAAGAAGAAAAAGAAGAAGACGAAGACGAAGATGTAGAAGAAGTTAATGAAGGAATTATGGATCTAGAAGCCATTATCCGTGAACTCCAAGCCGAAGTTGAAGAAATGATCGGTGGCAGTGATGACGAATATGGTGAAGAAGAAGATGATGATGAGCTAGATCTAGACGCTGAACCAGAAGCTGAGTTCGGTGATGAAGAACCAGAAGCAGAATTTGGTGAAGACGATGAGCCAGAAGCTGAGTTTGGTGATGATGAAGAAGATGATGATCTCGACATAGAAGAAATTCTTCGCGAGATTGAAGCCGAGCTGTCCGAAGAAGAACACGCTCCAATGGCTGACGAAAATGCAAGACTTAAGGGTGAGCTAGCCGAATATCGTAAGGCAGTTGAATTGCTACGTGGTAAGCTCAATGAGGTCAATCTTCTAAATGCTAAGTTACTATTTACAAACAAGCTGTTCAAGAACCAAGCACTAACTAATGAACAGAAGGTTCATGTTGTTGAGACATTCGATCTAGCTACAACGCTACGTGAGGTTAAGTTGGTCTACGCTACACTAAGTGAAGCTGTTCCAGCACCAGTTAGAAAGAAAGCTCAACCACAAGCAATGGTCACAGAAGCAATTGCTTCTAACGTTGTAGGTTCTACAGCACCAAAGCAAGAAGTTATCGCAGAGGACACTAACGCAGCTTTCCGCAGAAGAATGCAGGAACTCGCTGGTGTCAAAGTACTTTAATTAAACATTTATTCGGAGATTGAAACATGAGTGACGTATCACATTTACTCACAGAAGCTGCTACAGCTCACCAACAGCTATCCAACGAAGCACGTAGAATGGCTAGTAAGTGGGAACAGAGTGGACTTCTTGAGGGATTAGACGGTCCAGAGAGAAACGGTATGGCCGTTCTTCTCGAAAACCAAGCAGGACAGCTTCTTAACGAAGCATCCGCAACACAAACAACAGCCGGACTTGAGAGTTGGGCTGGTGTTGCTTTACCATTGGTCAGAAAGGTTCTTGGACAGATTGCTGCCAAGAACTTTGTTTCTGTACAACCAATGAACTTACCAGCAGGATTAGTCTTCTTCATGGACTTCCAATATGGTAATACAGCTGGACAACGTGCACCACTAGAGTCCATCTACGGTGTTACAAGTGGTAGTGGAACGCTACCAAGAGATGGTTTCTACGGAGCAGGACGTTTCGGATACACAGTAAACGAAACATCGTCTGTATTTTCTGGTATTGCTGCTACTCGCGTAGCAACAGAAAACGATCTTAACTTCGAAGCAACTGCTTCAGGAACAACATATAGTTTATATACAGTTCCTCTTTCAAATCTAGGAAGTGTTGACGTTCGTAGTGTTCGTTCATTCGTTCCTTCCGGTTCTGTTGTTGACTTTGCTGGGTGGCTACCACAATTTACATCACTTAGTGCCGATGGTGCTAACGTAACATTTATTGCTCCATCTGGCTCAGCAACTCTTGATGCTGTAACATATTCAGTACAACCAGTTGAAACCAACCGTGGTGACTTTGAAGATCAAACCCCAATTCAGGGTGGATCTAACGTGGATCAAGGGTTAAACCTTGAAATTCCAGAGATCAACATTCAGCTACGTAGCGAAACAATTGCTGCTAAGACACGTAAGTTGAAAGCTGTCTGGACACCAGAACTCGCTCAGGATCTTAACGCTTATCACAGTGTTGATGCTGAAGCTGAGTTAACAGCAATGCTCAGTGATCACATTTCTCTTGAAATTGATCTTGAGATTCTTGATATGCTTATCGTAAGTGCTACAACAACTGATTACTGGTCAGCCAGAATCGGTCAGGTATGGGATAATGTTGCACAAACATTTACTCCAGACCCAAGTGGTAACACAGGTACAGCATGGACAAACATGACATGGTATCAAACCCTTGGTCAGAAGATGCAGAAGGTTTCTAACAGAATCCATCAGCTAACTCTTCGCGGTGGTGCTAACTTCGCAGTTTGCTCACCAACAGTTGCAACCATTCTCGAAACCATCCCAGGCTTCATGGCTGGAACAAATGGTGACAAGATGGAATTTGCTGCTGGAGTCTCACAGGTTGGTTCCTTCCAGAACCGTTTCACAATCTACAAAAACCCATACATGACTGAAAACGTTATGCTCATGGGCTTCCGTGGAACAAACTTCCTAGAGACAGGTGCTGTGTACGCTCCGTACATTCCGCTCCTAATGACACCTCTAGTGTACGATCCTGACAACTTTACGCCACGTAGAGGAGTTATGACTCGTTATGCTAAGAAGGTTGTTCGCCCAGAATTCTTCGCTAAGATCTTCGTTGACGGACTAGAGTTAATCTAGGCTAACAACCGAAGTTGATGGGTACAAAAAGAGGGGTGGGTCTTCGGACCCACCCCGATTTTTTTGTTTATAGGATGATATTTATGAATGTAAAATGGTTCCCAAAATGGTTGTTAATATTTCTTTAATCTGGGAGCATCATGGAAACTAATTTTTATGAAGTAATTAGTTCTGTCTGGCCAGTTTTTGTTGGTGTTATTTCACTAGTTATCGTTTTGGCAAAAATGCACTCGTCTATACAAGTACTTGACGATAAAGTAAAAGTATTGTTTGACCTCTTTAATAATAGAGATAGACGAAACTAGTATGTGATATTTTTAAATGTGCCAGTTTCTATTAAAAATTGTCGGTTCGCTAGATGTTCGTCATTCACATCTTCTTTACTTTGTCCGTGGTAGTAAACCGCCATCTTATCATTAATCATTAACTCATTTAATGACAGTTCTTGATCCGACAAAAATATTTCTCCTAAAATGCGGCCAAACTTGCCACGACCATCTAAATAGGTTTGGAGTATAACCTCGGAACCTACCGGACAATGTTCCATAACATACAGTTTTGATAACATACCAAATTTTTTTTCGTTGCGATCACGGGTTCTACTTTCTGGAGCATCGACTCCCCGTAATCTAATTCTCTGTTTCCGTAGCCAAATATCAAACCCAAGATCAACATCAAGATCAATGGTATCTCCATCTACAACTCTATCAACAATTGCTTTATATTCGTACATCTTATGTCTCCGGTTAGGACTATTTATAATAAATAGATGGTCTACCATCTAACGTTACTATTTATAGTCAGGATAAATTCCACTAGAGAACATTAATGGCAACAACCCCCGAATATATTGCTTATGACGGTCAACCATCAAACCCTTCTGGTCTAACTCCATTTGGAATATTTGACACCGAATCAAATTTTCAAATTGACGGACCAAAGGTAGCCAACTTTGTTGCTACTAGATTAGGGTATCCCATCCTTGACGTTGAACTTCAAGATTTACAGATGTATGCGTGTTTTGAAGAAGCGGTAATTGAGTATGGCAAGCAAGTAAACCAGTTTAGAGCCAGAGACTATATGTACAATATGCTTGGTAGCTCTACTTCTACTGATATGACCCAAAGAAATATTGTTGGTACCGCTTTACCTCAAATTATTAAATTAGCAAGTGATTACGGTACAGAAGCTCTTTCTGGCGGTGATATTGATTTGAAGAGAGGATATATAAAGACCTCTCCATACGTTGCTACATATGATCTAAAAGACCTTTGGGGTGATGTTAGTGAAAGTGGTGAGGATTTAGAGATTAGAAAAGTTTACCACGAAGCTACTCCCGCCCTTGCTAGGTATTATGATCCATTTGCTGCCACTGGACTTGGAATTACTAACCTATTTGCAGAATTTGGATTCGACGGATACTCACCAGCCATCACATTTGTTATGATGCCTGCCTATGAAGATATGTTGAGGGTTCAAGCCATTGAAATCAACGATCAAATCAGAAAGAGTATTCACACATTTACGTTATCTAATAATGTTCTTAAGGTTTCTCCAATCCCACGAACATCATTTAATATGTTTTTCGATTATTATGTGACCAGCGACAAAACTTCTGCAACATTGCAGTCGGGTAGTCAGAATGAATTTGTTAGTGACTTCTCAAATATTCCACTAGATCATTTACCATATAACAATATCAACTCAATTGGTAAAGTTTGGATTTACAAGTACACGTTGGCTCTTGCTAAAGAACTTCTGGGATTGATTCGTTCTAAATACGAACGAGTTCCTATTCCAAATAGTGATATTAAAATGGACGGTGATGTATTAAGAAGAGAAGCACAACAGGAAAAAGAGATGTTAGTCAAAGAACTACAAGAAACATTGACTAAAGCTGGGTATCATGAGCAAATGAAACTACAAGCAGAGTCCGCCGAAGCCCAAAATAAAATTTTAGATAGAGTTCCCCTCGCAATATATGTAAAGTAATATGGCAAAATTCGTAGGCAACCGTGATTTTGAATTTTTTCAACACGTTAACCGTGAATTAAGTGCAGAAATTGTAGATACTCCTGTAATTTTGTATAAATTAAACTTGGCGTATGCAAATACAAACATCTATGGTGAATCTGTCGAAAAAATAGCGTATGATGGTGTAGAGTTGACCGCATTTATCGACTATAAAGGAAACGAAGTCATTACTGACTCTGGATTTGGTATAGATGCTACTCAAGAAGCCGAATTTAGGTTTGTGCGTAGGATTTTACAAGAAAGACACGTATATCCAGAGATCGGAGACGTTATTGGATACAATGATGCGTTTTATGAGATTGATAACGTACAAGAAGTACAACTTATCGCTGGTAGAATCGGTTATAATCAGTCAATCATATGTTCTACACATCTAACGAGACGTAGTAACATTCAAATTGAATCTAGGCAAGTATGAGTAAGGTAACTGATCTAATAAAGAACGCACAGATAGATGACCAACATCAAAACCGTGGGTTTGATACAAAAACTGAAGAAACAAATGAAATTTCGGTTGGACTTATTGATATTGATACCACCATCATTCAGTATATGGAACAGGTTATCAAACCACACGTTGTTCAGGACGGAGATAAGATAGAAGTTCCAATCATGTATGGAAATCCTGAACGCTGGAAGAACATACGAAAGGATGGGGTCATTAGAGATGTTAAGGGCAAACTACAAATACCATTATTGGTAGTAACTAGAAGTTCATTGGTCAAGAATAAGATGAATAACCCCGTTAAAAAATACCAAGAGTTAGATTTTTATTCTACCCAGTGGAATCCAAGAAACAAATATGATAGGTTTGCTGTACTGAATGACATTCAAGAAAGTAATAAATACGTATCGGTCATGTACCCAGATTATTATGATCTAACATATCAGTGTGTAATTTGGACGGAATATATGGCTCAAATGAATCACTTAATTGAACAAATTTCTTTTGAAGGCGAAAGCTATTGGGGCGAAAAAGATAAATATAAATTTAAAACGTCCATACGAGAATATAAAAACACGGTTGAGTTGCCCGAACGTAAAGATAGACTAGTTCGGTCAGAATTTGACATGACAGTTAAAGCATATCTACTACCAGAAAATACAGTCGATAAATATGGAAAACCAATAAATATGAATCAGACACGATTTACAACAAGAAAATTGATCATCAAAGAAAAATTCATTGAATAGAATTTGTTTTGGGAATCTTTGAGTATATTTATAATACAAAGGATGGTTAGGTTATGACAAAAATTAGTGATGAAGAATTACAACAAGTAAAACAGAATCGTGAAAGGGTTTTACAAAACTCACAAAATTTAAGTGAGTTGGTGCTTTCACAGACCCTTTTAGAAAAACAAATACAAGAAGCAAAAAACGTTTTTCTAGAATCAGTTGAAAGAGAATCAAATAACTTAGAAAGTTTAAATAAAAAATATGGTGAAGGGTTACTTGATATTGATACAGGTGAAATAAAAACTACCTAACGGAGAATAGAGTATGGCAGAGCGTGTGGTTAGCCCAGGCGTATTTACCCGTGAGAGAGATCAATCTTTCTTAGCTCAGGGTGTGGCCGACATCGGAGGAGCATTTGTTGGGGTCGCCCAAAAGGGTCCAGCATTCGTTCCGGTGATTGTTGATGGTCAACAAGAGTTTGAGAATAGATTTGGAATTGCGGACGAATACAGCTACTTAGGATATACAGTCCAGAATTATTTACAAGAAGCAAGTTCAGCAACAGTTGTTCGTGTTCTTGGATTAGATGGATACAGCGGTTCAACATTTCAATCAGCTAAGTTGATTGCTAGTGGATCTGGGGGTGAAAGAATCGCCGCCATTTTCCACCCAACTGTTGACGGCGTAAGTATTGTCTCTTCTTCTGTTAGTGGAACGGATACATTAGCTATCGTATTGAGTGGTTCTAATGGAACGGCTTCATTTAGTTCTGTGTCTCCAAGTGGATCTAGTAGTGATAACATACTTAGTAGTATAGGTTCTGCCGTTAATGGTTCGAATCCGGGCTATACGTACACATACTTCCCATCTGCTATTGACCCCGACCTTGGTGGTGTCTCAGCGGCTGAATTCAGACTAGAAACTAGTTCTGTGGCCATTGACTTTACATCAAGAGAATATTCAAACGCATCTACCCCTTGGATCAGATCACAAACAATCGGTGGTGCTAAATACGACCTATTCAAAGTTCATACTCTCGCTGATGGGTCAAACAGTAACCGTGATGTTAAGATTTCAATTCAGGGCATTAAGTACAGAACTGTCGAAGGACAATATGGAACATTTTCACTATTGGTCAGAAGAGCATCTGATACGGATACTAAATCAGAAATTCTTGAACAATATGATAATCTAACATTAGACCCAAATAGTTCAGACTATATTGGTAGAAGAATCGGTAACAGTGTTTCAACATACGACTCCGTTTCTGAAGAATCCCTATACATTGGTGATTTCTCAAATAGAAGTCAGTTTGTTAGGGTTGAATTGAGTGAAGATGTTTCATCTGGAACGGTTCCAGAAACAACATTACCTTATGGATTCTCTGCACTCACCGCACCGGTTAAAATTGAAGGCAACGAAGCCGTGGTTAGAGCACAAGTTGTAACTACAGCTTGGACATCTGCGTCGGTTGTTAGTGGATACAAAACCGCTGCTGTTAGAGATGCCAGAAAGTTCTACGGGTTTGATTACACAGAAACAAATTATACAAATCAAAGTTTCTTGAGTCCACTTCCAGTAGGTGCTGCTACGGTAGGATATGTAGCAACTTCTGGATCAAACACAAATTCTACAGAGTTCTCACTAGAGGACGTTGCTGTACAGGAAGTCGCAGGAGTTAACCTAGATATTACAAACAGTGCTCATATTACATATCGTAAATTTACTGTTCCATTACAGGGTGGATTTGATGGATTTGAACCTAATAGGGATAGAAAAATGGGTGCTGACATTGTATCATCAAACACTCAAGGATTTGATATTAGTGATTCACAGGCAGAAGGTGCTCGGGCATTCAAAAAGGCTCTTGATTCAATTAAAAACCCAGAAGCATACGATATCAATCTATTAGTTATTCCTGGCGTAAACCACGAACAACACCCATACATTACCCAGTATGCTATCGACATCTGTGAAGACAGACAAGATACATTCTTTATCATGGACTTAGCAAGTTACGGTGCTTCAATCGCAGATGCTACAGCGACTGCCGCACTACTTGACACAAGTTACGCTGCTGGTTGGTATCCTTGGGTAAGAGTTCTAAACACCAATACAAACAAGTTTATCTGGGCACCACCCTCAGCCGTTCTCCCAGAAACCTTCGCTTATAATGATAATGTTTCTGCTGAATGGTTCGCTCCTGCTGGACTAAACAGAGGTGGAATCGCAGGTGCACAGGGTGTTAAGACAAGACTTAACAGAACAAACCGTGATGAACTGTACGAGAACAAGGTTAACCCCATCGCTCAGTTCCCCGGTCAAGGTATTGTTGCCTTTGGTCAGAAGACATTACAGACAAGATCAAGTGCTCTAGATAGAATTAACGTTCGCCGTCTCTTGATAGCACTTAAGAAGTACATTGCATCGAGTTCAAGATACCTACTATTTGAACAAAACACAGAAGCTACACGTAACAGGTTCTTAAACCTAGTCAATCCGTACTTATCTAGTGTACAGGAAAGACAAGGATTATTCGCCTTCCGTGTGGTCATGGATGAAAGTAATAACACCCCAGATGTCATTGATAGAAACCAACTAGTTGGTCAGATTTATTTACAACCAACTAGAACGGCTGAGTTTATTGTTCTTGACTTCAATATCTTACCAACCGGAGCAACGTTCCCTGAACAGTAAGATAAATTAAAGGTTATGTAAATTAGGAATACGTGATATTTATATAAAAGATATACTTTTTGGAGACAAAATATGGCCAATTTGGTAGAAGAACAAGAGCTATTCTTTAAGGCGTTTGAGCCGAAGATGGCAAATAGATTTATTATGGAAGTAGATGGTCTTCCATCATATGTCGTCAAGGGTGTAACTAGACCAACATTAACACAAGAAGCAAAAGCAATAAACCATATTAATGTTCAGAGATATGTAAAGGGCCGTTCGGTGTGGGGAGCTGTGTCATTAACATTACACGATCCAATCGTACCATCAGCTGCTCAGTCTGTTATGGAATGGGTCCGACTTCACCACGAATCAGTAACGGGTCGTGATGGATACACAGATTTTTATAAAAAAGATTTAACGATTAATGTTCTTGGACCAGTTGGAGATAAAGTAGAACAGTGGATTCTTAAAGGAACTCAAATTCAAGAAGCTAATTTTGGTGAAATGTCTTGGGACAATGATGATCCAGTAAATATCTCACTAACAATCCAACCAGATTATTGTATTCTTAACTACTAGTAGACAAAAAATACAAATTGCTCTAACTGAGCTGCCTCCTCGAAATTATCTTCGGGGAGGTTTTTTGTTATGGAGAAAACTACTTATAGTAGGACATTTTATATGGACATAATTTATGAGCAGAGCAACTCAACTAACGGTTGGACAGGGTGAATCTTTTAAATTAGCGATAACAATCACAGACGAAGCAAACAATCCAGTAGATTTAACTAGTGTGTCGTTTACTGGGTCGGTCAAAGAAACATATTCTTCCGAAGACGTTAGTGCTAATTTTACGTTTGACATTATACCTCCCGCTGCTTCTGGTTCAGTAAATATAACTCTACCAGCAACCACAACGTCTACTCTTGCTGCACAAGATTATGTGTATGATGTGATTAGAACAGATGGCACCGATGTCAGAAGGTTATTAGAAGGAAAATTGATTGTAAGGCCGGGCGTAACCTTAACTAGCTGAGACGATAAATGGCATCTGGAAGTTTAACAGTTTTAATAACTCCACAATCAAACTATATAGTTAGTCCATCACGTAATACGGGATCTCCAGTTGTAATAAATCCACAGCCAAATTACGTGGTTAGTACAGACCGTACTGTAGTTTCACAAGTCCAGCCAGCATCTAGGTATGTTGATAGTGCTAGGGTTGCTGTCTCTGCATCATATGCTACTAACTCCGATATTTCTATATCATCTTCGTTTGCTGAGGTTTCTAATACTTCATCATACGCAGATAATTTTAATGTTGATGGTGCAGTAACCGCAAGTACCTTTAAGGGTGATGGATCACTACTGACCGGAATTGTTGCTCAAGGTGTTGGTATCTTGATTGACGAAGACAGCATAGTTCAGGGAGTTGCTGAACGTTTAGATTTTCAAGATGGTTTAGATGTAACTGTATTTGGTGGTACTGGATCAATTTCACTTAATAGAACTGGTTCATTTAGTGGATCTTTCTCTGGCGACGGGTCAGGTATGACCAATGTAGCTAGTGCTTTATATGCTGTTAGTTCATCACATCTTAGTGGTGGAAACGCAGAAAATATTGGTTACGTAGATTTTGATACAACGTATGTTCCGGGCACACACACAACCGGAAGATTTTATTGGGATGATGCTAATAAAACTGTTGCGTTAGATATGTTCGGTTCTGATGTAAGATTGCAGCTTGGTCAAGAACAACACTTGTATGTTAGAAATGTTTCCGGCGTAACAATCAACAACGGCGATGCTGTACGAATAACTGGTGCTTCTGGAAATAACATTACTGTAGAAAAAGCTCTTTCTACAATTGGTGGAATACTAAATCAAAATAATGGTGAGGTTATCGGTGTTGCTACGGAAAACATTGATAATAATAGTAATGGATATGTAACAACGTATGGAACTGTAAATAATATTGATACTTCCACACTTGTAGAAGGAAGTGAAGTTTACGTATCCAGTTTAGTCTCAGGTGCCATCGTTGGAGAACAGCCACCAGCTCCGTATGAGGAAATACAAATCGGTGTTGTTGAAAAATCTCACCCGACTATCGGAAAACTTTTTGTTAGACCACAGAGAGGAGTACATTTTTCAGAGATCGCCACGGTTACCGGATCTAACATTCCTGTTGGCAATTCATACCTAGAATATGACAGTGTTACTGGCATTACTAGTTTTGTTGATACAGTACAAAGCTCCTCATATGCCACCAGCGCATCTTATGTCGATGGTGCTAATGTTACAGGAGTGGTCAGTTCTTCATACGCTATAACTGCTGATACCGCTTCATATGTAAATCCATTAGTTCAAGATGTAGACATCACCGGATCATTAGAATTAGACGGCGAGATCAATGGAGTGCTCATTGGCCGAGGTACGGGGTCAGACACAATCGACAACACGGTATTGGGATTCGACGCAGCCGTTAACAATACTACAGGAGCAGACATTACTGCCATTGGTCGAAACGCATTGTTGGCCAACACAACAGGAACATATCATACCGCAGTTGGATCTAACGCACTATCGTCAAATGAGGGTAACTTCTTTAATACCGCGGTGGGTTACCGCGTGATGAACGCTCTTGAGTCCGGAAGTTATAACACAGCAGTAGGCTCCAACGCTCTGGCTAATTGGACAGGTGTTGCCGAGAGTACGTTCAACGTTGCCGTTGGTGCCCAGGCAATGCAAAATGCAAGTGGTAGTACCACGGGGAATGTGGCAATTGGAGGCAGTGCTCTACAGAAGACACGCGCCGCCGCTAACGTTGCCATCGGATACCTAGCATCGCGTGATGCCACGACCGGCGGGTCAAATACTGCAGTTGGATACTTCGCCAGTTTGAGGAATGAAGTCGGGGCGTTCAATGCCGCCGTCGGATATCAATCGTTGCAGAATAGTATATCTGGTTCCAGCAATACAGCGATGGGTTCCCGAGCACTGTATGACCTAGCAGACAAAACCGATAATGATTACAATACAACCATTGGGTACGAGGCTGGTCGTGGAATCGTCACCGGAAGCAATAACACCATCGTTGGTGCTCGAACGTCTGGACTTCCTGCATCTTTGAGCAATACAATTATCATTGCCGATGGTGAAGGAAACTATGGATTATACGTCAGTTCTAGTCAAAATGCACAACTTTATGGCGGAGTAACGGCACCTTCTTTCACCGGATCGTTCTCCGGCGACGGTTCTCAAGTCACAGGTGTGGTCAGTTCATCTTACGCACTAACCGCTGATACCGCTTCATATGTCAATCCACTAGTACAGGATGTGGACATATCTGGGATATTGGATGTAACGGGTGATATTTCTGGTTCTAAAATATATGCTCCCTACCGCGATGGCCATCGCATCGGCCACCTGCGGGTAGATTATCTGTCGGGTGGCAACCCGATCCTCCGCAGCGCCGCGCTCACTGACCCAACTATTTATGTGGGTTCTGCGATCGTAGTGACGAGCCATTCCGGCATTTCTGCAGCGAACGCCGGCTACGCCGTAGATTTCCCCATTCGACACTCCAGAGCGGGTGACTATGGAATTAAATTCACGACCAGAAATGATTCTGGAAGTGCTGATGTTCAAAGATTAAGAATTCCCGGCGGCGATAGTGATGACGCACTAATGTTAATTAGTAATGTATCACAGTTAGAGGTTCAGGCTCCCATATCCGCATCTTCTTTCACCGGATCGTTCTCCGGCGACGGTTCTCAAGTCACAGGAGTTATTAGTTCATCTTACGCTATAACTGCTGATACTGCTTCATATGTCAATCCACTAGTACAGGATGTAGAAATCACCGGATCATTAGAATTAGATGGCACGATCAATGGGGTGCTCATTGGTCGAGGCACGGGGTCAGACACAGCCAACAACACGGTATTGGGGTTCGACGCAGCCGCTAACAATACTACAGGAACCCAAATTACTGCCATTGGCCGAAACGCATTGTTGGACAACACAACAGGGCAATATCATACCGCAGTTGGATATAGCGCGTTACGATCAATAACGGGTGGCCTATATAATACCGCGGTGGGTCAGACCGCGATGAACGCTCTTGAGTCCGGAAGTTATAACACAGCAGTAGGTGCCTCCGCTATGGCTAATTGGGCAGGTGCTTCACCGCCTACGTGGAACGTTGCCGTTGGTGCCCAGGCAATGCAAAGTGCGAGTGGTAGTGGTGTCCAGACGAATGTGGCAGTTGGAGGCGGTGCTCTGAAGAGCATACGTACCGGTGCAACCGTTGCCGTCGGATTCACAGCATTACAGAATACCACGACCGGCGGGGGAAATACAGCGATTGGAACTAGCGCGATGCATCGTAACCGAGTCGGATCGAACAATGTCGCCGTCGGACGATACGCGTTGTACTATAATACATCTGGCTCGAACAATACAGCGATTGGATACCGCTCGTTGTATGACCTTGCCGATCCGAACACTAATGATTACAATACAACCATTGGGCGTGATGCTGGTCGTGGAATCGTCACTGGAAGCAATAACACCATCGTTGGTGCTAGAATAGATGGACTTCCTGCATCTTTGAGCAATACAATTATCATTGGCGATGGTGAAGGAAACTATGGATTATACATTAGTTCTAGTCGAAACGCACAACTTTATGGCGGAGTAACGGCACCTTCTTTCACCGGATCGTTCTCCGGCGATGGTTCCAACATTACAGGAGTGGTCAGTTCATCTCACGCTATAACTGCTGATACTGCTTCTTATGTCGATAGTTCCAACATTACAGGAGTGGTCAGTGCTTCTTATGTAGAACACCTAAATCAAATTGTAGCGGTCACGGGTAGTATAAATGTTACTGGATCTGGAATCATAACAGAAGATATGATTTTGCGAAAAGAAGATCAACAAGTATTATTTAGAAGTGTAATAACAAAAAATGTTTATAGTGAAACAAGACAAATCGAACCAACGATTCCAACAGGTTCCTATTCGGGATGTCAAATAGAATATCACATTACCAAAGCATCTGCTACTAGACAAGGTGTTGTGTTGGGAACATGGTTAAATGGTCAAATAAATTATACCGATGTATCTAATTTGGGCATCGGCGATAGTGATGATTTAAATTTTGACATGATATTATCAAGTGGTCAGGCTACATTAAGAGCGGTTAGTTCTGGAACAGACAGTCAGCCGTGGCAAATACATACATTCTTAAAGGCGTTTTCGAATATTGTATGATATTTATATACAATATTGGTTGGAGATACTAAATGGCAAATGAATTTGTTGCTAGAAATGGAATAAAAACCCTACAAGATTCACAGATAACAGGTAGCTTAAATCTTACTGGAAATATTAGCGCTTCTGGATTTATAAGTGCTTCTACCATATACGCAGATGGTAGTAATCTGTTTAACTTACCCAGCGCTGCTATTACAGCATATACCAGCACTGGAAATGACAGAATAATAACTTCTGTCAATGCTACTGATGTTCAAGGTGAAGCTAATCTAACGTTCGACGGATCTGTATTAACTGTCACTGGTGCTGTTAGTGCTTCCGCTGGAGTTTCCGCTAGTATATTTTATGGTGATGGTTCTGGACTTACTGGTCTTGATGTTGCTGTAACTTCATATACAAATGCTACAGATGATAGATTAGTAACCTCAACTGGTGTTAATGGTATTAATGCCGAAAGTAATTTAACGTTTGATGGTTCCACATTAACTGTCACTGGCGCCACTATTATAACTGGCGACCTTACTGTTCAAGGCACTACAACTTCTATTAATACAGAAGATCTTTATATTGAAGATAAACAAATTGTGCTTGCTAGTGGATCGACCACATCATTACAAGCAGATGGTGGTGGTATTTACATTAGTGGTGCTGGTGCTAGTATTGCTTGGGATCACACAAATCAAGAATTTGATTTCAACTTTCCAATTAGTTCGTCTGAAATAACCGGATCATTCAGTGGTGATGGTTCAGGCCTCAGTGGTATTGCAACAAACTTACAAGAAATTACTGACAATGGCGCGACCACAACAAACCTAACCACATTCAATGGCGGCACAGTTGTTCACGGAGTTCAATATACAAGTGGAAGCCAAACTGGAGTAACCAGCGGAACCTTTACCGTTTCTACGATTCCAACTTCTTCATACACTAGTGCTCAGTGGGATTACCATGTGGAAGACGGTACAAATTATAGAGCAGGAACCGTGATAGGTATTTGGGATACTGCTGGAAATGCAGAATACACGGACTATTCTACAGCAGACATTGGTGATACTTCTGGTGAATCGTTTGTCGTAAATACCCTCAACAGTGATGCTAGATTACAGGTTATTGTTGGTGCTGGAACATGGAACGTCAAGGCCGCAGTAAGAGCATTATAAAAATTTAACTTTTAAATCCTTTGGAAAGTGAAGAGGGATGGTAACGAATGGCAAATGAATTTATTGCCCGTAAGGGTATTATATCCAGAGCAGACTCCCAAATCACCGGATCATTAGAATTAGATGGCACGATCAATGGGGTGCTTATTGGTCGAGGTACGGGGTCAAACACAGGCAACAACACGGTATTGGGGTTC